CACCTTCCATGCGATTGCGGCAGGCAATCCGGCCACCCTCGGGGCCAATACGTTTTCTGGACCACAGACTTTCAACGCCGCGATTACCTACGGCGGCGTAACCCTATCGAACGCAGTAACAGGCACCGGCAACATGGTGCTGTCTGCCTCCCCCACCCTCTCCGGCACCGTAGGCGGTGCACTCTCTTGGTCCGGCGCCCAAACCTTCTCCGCCGGCGCAGTAATAGCCGCCAGCCAAGCCCTAACCGGCACGGTAGCCAGCAGCACGATCAGCGGGTTCCTGTCAGTAGCTGCGACGACTGGCACGTTTACGAACATCGCAGCGTTTGCTGGGATTACCGCAGCGTTTACCAAAGCCGCCGCTGGCGATGTTATTTCTTTTACTAACGGCGGCGCGACTCCAAAGACGGGGTATTTCAATTCCAATGCTAATAACGTTAGCTGGATGACTGGAGCCGGGCAAACCGGCACAGGAATAATCCTTAATCCGCTTGCTGCTAGTGGAACAACTATCTACTCGCCAAATCAGGCAAATTATTTGCAGGTAAACGATACCAACACAAATATTACCGGCGCTGTCACCATGAGCAGCACCCTCGCAGTCACGGGGGCGACAACGCTGAATTCTGCATCAAGCCGTGCGGTAGATGGATTGAGAATCGGCGCAGACTCCACGAATAATCTGATTGACGATGCCAGCACGGGCGCAGGCACGGCAACGCTCTACATCGGAAATGCCTCGATCAACGTCACATCGGATGAAAACTTGAAATACAACATTCAGCCATTTAAGAGCGGGCTTGCTCTCGTCAAACAGCTTCAGCCGATTGAGTTTGACCAAGACGAAAATAGGCCATTCGGGCATATCGGGCACTACGTTGGCTTCGGAGCGCGGGCAGTGCAAAAGGTCGCGCCGTGGGCCGTTCACACGCAGGGCGACACCGGATTGCCTTGGCAGGCTCGCTACGAATTTCTGATGGCTCCGGTAGTCGGAGCGGTGCAGGAATTGGCGGCAAGATTGGAAGCCCTCGAAAGACAACAGTAACCAAGGAGCCACATGGACGCTTTGACCGTAGTAGCAAATCAGTATCAACCCAAGGAGAAATGATGAAACGCAATCTCGACCAAGTTATGACCGACCTAGACGGCAAGGAATTCGCGGACAAGGCAACGCTGAAGATGGTGTGCTTCGGCGCGGTGTCGAATCCGATTCAAGGCGACGACGCGCTGCCGATGGACAAGAAGATGAAGCAATACGCGTTGCTGCAAAAGATCAACGCGGGCGGCGTGTCTGACCTGTCGGCAGAGGATATTGCGCTGATCAAGGAACGGGCAGCGAAACTCTATCCGATACTGATCTTCGGGCGCACGGCTGATTTGCTGGAGAGCGAGCCTGATTTGAAAAGCGTGAAAGATTCGGCGTGAAACGCCTACTGATAGCAAGCCTGATGCTCGCGCTTTCTGGCTGCGCGACTCTTGAGAGCGTTAAGGACGTTGCCAGCAAGAAGGAAACGGTTGCCTTGTGCAAGGCTGCGGATGTGGGGCTGACTATTGCCGCGCTGAACACGGGCACCTTCCATGAGCTTAACCCGATAATGAACGCGTTGATGGGAGGCGCTCACGGCTTCATGCCGTTCATAATAGTCAGCGCGGCATACGTGGGAATCGTTTACTGGCTGGATAATCCTACGGTCAACATGGTGTCGTCAGGGATTACGTGTCCGGTGGCGGCGAGGAACGGGCTGTTGCTTTTGAAATAACAAAACGAAGAAAGGGTGAATCATGGCTGAAGATACGCAGGACATTGAAATCAGCAATCCGGTGCTTGGCAGACTGGCAGCGAAGGGAATCCGTGTCTCGGACATGATCGGGCTGATTACGCTATGCCTTGTCATCGGGCTGTCGTTATTCGCATTCTACGCATACGATATTGCGAAATCGCACGCAGGTGACGCGGTAGAAAGCAGCAAGCAAATATCCGTTTCGATCAAGCAGAGCGCTGCGGCACAACGGCTAATGACCTGCATTATCAGCTTGCCGCAAGAACGCCGGGAGCAGGAATTCACGCAGCCGAATTCATTCTGCCAGCGCATGAGTAGTCTGCAATAATGGAACTGAAACTAACCCGCGATTCTGACCAGCTACAGCATCGCACCTTCGGCCAGCTATTCGTTGATGGCGCGAAGCAATGCGAAACCCTTGAGGACCCGGTGCGCGAGGTTGAGGGCGCTACCGTGGACAACTGGAAAATCAAGGGCGACACGGCGATCCCGCGCGGCCGATATCGGGTAATCGTCAATCACTCGCAGCGGTTCGGCCGTGATCTTCCATTGTTCCTGAACGTGCCGGGATTCGAGGGGATCAGAATTCATGCGGGCAACACTGAGGCGGACACGGAAGGCTGCATCCTCGTAGGCACCAAGCGCACGGCAACGTCGATACTCGAAAGCCGCATCGCGTTCAACGAACTATTCGCCGATATTCAGGAAGCTCTGGCGAACGGCGAGCAAGTCTGGATTGAGGTGGCGTGATGGGCTTCATTACAAACTTGTTCACCGGCCCCTACGCCATGCTCGCTAAGTGGGGAATCATCGCGCTACTGCTCGCTGCGGCACTTACGACCGCATGGGTGAAGGGCAATGAACACGGCACAGCCAAGCTCGACGCCTACATCGGAAAGCAGGCAATCGAAAGCGTAGCGCTGATCGTCAAGCAGGGAAAGGCGACGGTCAAGGTGGTGAATCGTTACATTCAAGTCGCAGGCGCTACGCAAGTCGTAACTGAAACAGTCGAAAAAGAGGTAATCAAATATGCGGAAACTAATACCAGCAATTGCCTTGATCCTGCTTGGCGCGTGCTCCACGACTCCGCCGCCCTTAACACCCTTCCCGGCGATAGATTCAAGCCTGATGAAACCGTCCGAGCGCCCGAAGCCGCTGCCACCATCAAAACAGTCACCGAAAACTACGGAGCCTGCAACCGCACGGCAGACCGGCTAGACGCGCTTCAGGAATGGGTCAGGGCGCAACAGGCGGTGCGATGAAGCGATAGCCGACCTGAATAGTGCTAAGATGTGGGCGAAGGAGAAATAGCCATGTGGATATTTTCCAGTCTCGGGAGACCTGACCTGATCCGCCGCGTGGTGGATGCCTACCAGTGGGGCGGCGAGTCTCAGGTGCTGCTCACGCTCTACTCCGGCGACAAGCGTTTGCAGGAATACCTCGATCAGCGCTGGCCTGAGAATTGGAGCATCGAGACCGTGGGCATGCTCGGTAACGGCCCAACCTACAACGAAATCCTGCGCCGCTACCCGAACGAAAAGTGTTTCGGATTATTGGCCGACGACATCACGCTCGACATTCCCGGCATGCTGGCCGAACTTGAACGGGAGGCGGGCAGCGAGAACGTCGCCTACGCCAACGACCAGCACCACGGCGAGGCGATCTGCACGATGCCCTGCATGGGCGGGGACTTGGTGCGCCGCGTCGGTTATCTCGCGCCGCGGAACCTGATTCACTGGGGGGTAGACTGCGTGTGGCACGAAATCGGGCGAAAACTCGGTTGCCTGCGCTACCGGCCGGATTTGACCTATACGCACCTGCACCCCCTGTTCGGGACCGGAAAATGGGACAAGACCTATCGCGACGCCCACAATGCGAGTATCTTTTACCGTGACGCCTTCCGTGCGTGGGCGATCAACGATCTGCCGAAGGTAATCGGAGAACGACATGGCTAAAAAAGGCTTTCAAACGATGCACAATCGCACGCCTGCGCAAATTCAGGCGATGGGCTACATCCCGATGGAAGATGGTCGCTGGATGACGCCGGACGGGGAGAGCTTCCTAGATACCGATCAAATTACTCAGCTACACCCTCTGGTTCCCGATGCCGATCCGTTGATCGACGGGATGCAGTACCGTAATATCGAAGGCTTTGCGAACAATGATCCAGACCCCGCTAAAGCGTTGCGGATGGAGACCGATTACCTCAGGGGATTTGGAATCAACCCTGTCAACGATCCAGAATACGGCTGGATTGTTCCCCAAAATGCAGCCTTTGACCAAGCTCATGACCCGAATTACGCGCAAAACCATGAAAGCGGCTTCGACAAGTTTCTAGGCGTTGCGATGCCCGGCCTCATCGGCGCAGGCATGACCGCCGGCATCGGCGCTGGCCTGAGCGGTCTTTTCAGCGGTGCGGGTGCCGGTGCTGGTGCCGGATTCGAGGGCGCGAACTTTGCCGATCTGGCGATGGAAACTGCGCCCGGAGTCACCACGCCAGTCGGGGCTGCCGGAGGGGCTGGCGGCGCAGGCGGCTATCAGTTCGGAAACTATACCGATCCGTGGGCCAGCGGGAACGCGGAAGTCGTCGCGAACTCAGGGGTCGCCGGAGATACTGGCGGCATGGCTTTTAATCCGGTCGCTGGGCAATGGCAGCCTTCCACTCAAGCACCGGCTCCGGTTGAGTCTCGCACGACGCCGGGTGCTACGCCGGGGACCACTGTCTACAATCCGGGCGTCATCACCAATCCCGCGACGGGGCTTCCAATCAACTCGCCTGTTACGATGGGCACGGGCGCTGGCGCAACCCCAGGCATGCCGTCGATCGGCGGGGCACCCGGCGCGGTTGCTGCCGGTGCAAACGCCTTGGCGGGAGGTGCTGGCGCTGGTGGCGGGGCGGGCTCCATATTGGGGGCGCTCCCGAACATAATCGGCGCTGGCTCGGGTTTGAACACGATGTTCAACCGCTCCGATGCGGTAGACCCGGCCATGGTCGGCGCTCTTTGGAAAGCCGGCCAAAATACCTACAACACTTCGCTCGACCCGCAGGGCGACCTATACCGGCGCACGCAGCAGCAACTGGCCGAACAGGTGCGTGCATCGCAATCGGTCCGCGGCACGGCCATGTCGCCGTTTGCGGCGGGGATCGAGAACAAGGCGATGTCGGACTTCAATATCGACTGGCAGAACCAGCAACTTCAGCGCCAAACGCAGGGTGCCGGGGCCTTTGCCGGTGCAGGCAATGTCGCGGCAAACGCTGGTATCGCCAACAATGCGCAAGCCTTCCTCCAGAATCAGACCGGACTGAACAACCTGACGACCGCTCTGACCGGCACGCCCGGCGGCATGAGTTATAACCCGGCAACCGGCCAGTGGGGGTCCTCTGGAGGTAATCCGGGCCTTATCAGTCAAGCCGGATCGTGGTTGTCGAACCTGTGGGGAGGTGGCACGCCGAATTACGCGCCGGGCACGACACCTACCGGCGGCTTCAACATGGACTACTTCGGAGCGGGAGCGTAATCATGGCCGGGTACGAGGGCGGATATACGTCAGCGATCAACAGCGCGAACTTGCGCGGCATGTACCAGCAGCAGGTCGCGCAGATGCAGCAGGCGCAAATGCGTGCCGCAGTGCAGCAGGCAATGGAGCGGGAGGCGGTGCAACGCAAGTTGCAGGCGCAAGAGCACGCGGGCTTCGGACTCCCTGCCATGTTCGGGCCTTCCCCTCAGATCGCTCAGCCGCCCGCGCCGCAAGGCTCGCCAGCGAACCCTATGCCGCCGGGGGTAGGGCAACCCTCAGTTCCAGCAACGCCGCCGCAGCAGCCTCTTGGCGAACCTCAGACGCCCCCGTACGAGGCAATGCCGTCGCCGCCATTGGTGCGCGCCCAAGTCGGCCAAAACGGACAGCCTCCTGATATCCCGGCTGCCCATGCTCCGCTCGTCCCGGACATGGTTGCCGCCGCCCGTCCGGGCGCGGAACGGTTTCAAGCCACTTTCGGGAATTACGACCCGGCCAAACAGGTGGATATCAGCGGAGACATACCGGCGCCCCCGGTGCCGGCCGCGCCTGCGCCCGCGCCGGCGGGTGCCGCCCCCAAAGCAAGCCCATCAGTCTCGGCGCTTCAGCGTTTTGTGAAGGGGCAAGTCGATCGCGGCGTCACGGGTGGCGATCTGACGCGCTCGATTCTCGAAATAGCCCCGATGCTGAACTCGGAGGCTCAACAGGCGCTGAAGGCGGCAACGCAGGAAATCAGCCTTTTGAGGACGCAAGAACAACTCCGGCACAACAGGGCGATGGAGCCCATAGCGGCCGAAAGGGCCGCCGCGGCGACTACTACGGCAGCGGCTTCCGGTACTCGGGCCGGGGCCGCTGTGACCAATGCGGACACTGCGGCTGCTCGCGCCGCCACTGCGGAAAGACAGGGCGACGAAAGGCTCGGGCAAGGTCGCAGGCGGCTGTCCGAGACCGAGCGCCACAACGTAGCTACAGAGGAATCCGCTCGTGACAGAAACGCCGTTGCGCGCGAGCGCATTGCGTTGGCGAGAACCAATGGCACGGCCAGCGGACTGAAGGGCAAGATGCTCGACTCCTACGTGCACAACGAATCGAACATCGACTCTATTTCGGAAATCATCAATGAACTAGAGAAAAACCCGGAGGCAGTTGGTTTCAAGACACTCATACCCGGTATCGCGCTGAATCGCGCAGACCCTGAAGGCACGCCCATCCGTGCGTCGATTGCCAACCTGACCAGCATGACGATCAGGGACCGCGCCGGAACCGCGCAGACCGCGCAGGAATTGAAGAACATCGCCCCGTTTATCCCGCGCGACGGCGACGACTATCCTACGGTCGTCACCAAGCTGAAAGGGATGCAGAAACAGATGCGCGACCTGAATTCGTCTATCACGAAGAACGCTACCGTTGGCGGTGGCGCGGGTACGCCTATCCCGAGAACAGCTTTGACTGGCGGCGCTGGACCGGCCGTAGGGGAAAAACGAGTTATCAACGGAACCCCGGCTCATTGGGATGGCAAGGGCTGGTTGCCGGATTAAACCATCATGGCCGAGTACCTTTCCACCGACCCAAACGCCGGGAAGTATCTTTCGACGGACCCGAACGCTGGCGCGGCTCCGAAAGCCGCGCGTGCGCCGTTGGAACCGTTCGAGCAGGAAGCGCAGGACATAGCTGGATCGACCAGTGCTGAACGGATCTCCGCGAACCCGATCGTGCGTGCGTTAATCGCTGCGGGAAGCCCGATTGCCGGGGCGATGGAGCGCATCGAGCGACCGTTCGGCGGGACCGCATGGGCCGAGCGCAACAAGCAGTTGAAAGGCATGCAGGAGCGGGGCAGCAAAGCACTTGGCTTCTCTCCGCTTTCTGAAACGGTGGCCGACATTTCAGGCTCACTCATTGGCCCGCTTGGCGTCGGCGCCGCGAAACTCGCTACCGCTCCCTCGGCGGCAGGCCGAATCGTTCAGGGCGCTGGCGTCGGGGAACTCAGCGAATTGACGACGCCCGGCGAGGCGGTTACCGGCAAAGGGGCCGCAACGGGGGCCGGTCTTGCGAGCGTGATCGAGGGTGCCTTCAGGCTCCCGGCTGGCGTCAGGGCGGCGCACGGGCAACTGACGAAGCCACCGTCCGCTGCTCCCGCCCCGAAGCCAACAGGCGAGGGGGCAGAGCGAGTCAGCGGAGAATTGCAGCGTATCCGGGCGGCGGTCGGAAAGAGCCAACTCGATACGCCGCCAGCGGGCGCGGTGCTCTCAGAGCCGGAGCAATTGCTTGCCGAGCGCACGGCGGCGACGAGCCGCTTGCCGGAGATTTTCGCCGCTGCCAAGCCGGTTGATTTGAAGAACGCACTTGCCGCCGTCGATCAGGCCGAGCAGAAGGCGCTGCATAAGAGCATGACCGGGCCGATCAAAGAAGCGCGCGGCGTTATCGAGCGGGCGGTGGCAAAAAGTCAGCCCGCGGAAGCCCCCGCGAGAATGACGGCGGCAGAGTACAGGCAGATGCTCGAAGGCAATAAGGCCGCGCCGTCCCTGTCTCTTGAAATGGCCGACGAGGTTCGGCAATCAATTAACGCCATAGTCAGCGACGTGCGCGCCAAGATCGAGGACAAGGCGCTGGCCGCGCGCACCGCTGCGCTACTCACCAATATCCAGAACGCCGTCACGGGGAGCGCCAGAAAAGCATCGAGCGAGTACGGGAAGTGGCTTGATGAGTACGGCAAACTGTCTCAGCAACTCGGGAAATTCAAAGGGCAAGAAAGTGTTTTGAGCAGGACGACAGCCGCTGAGTCGGGTGCCGCGTCACGCGAGGGCGGCGATGCGCAGCGCAAGCTCGAAACGATATTCACGGGCGAGGCGCGCGAACGGGATTTCAAGAACTTGATGGATACCGTCAGACACGACCCGGCGCAAGTTCAGAGTGTGCGACAGGCTCTTGGCGAATGGGTTACGAAACCTGACCCGATGACGAAAATACCTTCCCCGAAGTCTTTGGTGAAAAACTGGAACGAGGTTCGCCAATCCGTTCAGAAGTCCGGCCTGATGGACGCGCGGCACATCAAGAACGTCGATACGCTTATCGAGGACATACGGCGCGCTGAACGCTCTGGAGCAACGGGCAGGATGCAGGCTACCGTAGGCGGGTTCTTCGCTGGTCTGAGCGTAGGGCACCCGTTCGTGGGTTCGCACTTCGCTAGGGAAATCGGGCAAAAGGTGACGAAGAAGGGCATGGAGAAGCGCATTGCCGAACTCATGACCTCCGGTGCAATCGCGGACGCCGACATGGCCTACAACCTCTCGATGCGCGCGACTCCGCAGGCCGTATCCAGCTTCGCCAAACGCCTAGGCTTCAGCGAGCGCGAAATGGCGGCGCTCTATCCGCAACAGGAATCAAGGCGCAGGCCGGCCGCCCGCGCGGGCGAGATCGCACCACCACCGCAATGAAAAGGAGCAGCAAACATGCCGAAGAACTCGAAGGTCGGGAAAATGTACGACGCGATGACGCGGGAGGGAATGGACAAGGGAAAAGCGGCGCGGGTAGCGCAGTCGAAAACGGGGCAGGCGCTGGCGACGGGCAAGCCGCCGATGCACAAGCCAGTGGAGCACAAGAAAATGATGGGCTGCTCGTCCGCAGCGGCGCGGGAAAAGAGGCTGGCGGGCCGTCCTATCTGACCGTCACCGAAGGCGGCATGAAGGACGCGCTCATCGAGGCGCGTGGCGACATCTTCATAGCAAGCCAGCTTCTCGGTATAACCGCGCTTCGTCTGAATCGGGCGATTCAACTATCACCTCTATTACAGGCGACCCTTGATACCACCGCCACAGCGCATAAGGGTCTGTCGAAAGAATTGCTGAATGAAGCGATTGAGCAGCGGCTTGGTATTTATAGAGTAGCGGGTCTTGATGCGCTGCACGAACTGGCGACGATGCCGCTGGACAAGAACTCGGCGCAGAACCAAGTGAAGCTCGCTGCCGCTGCGCGGCTCGCTGGCTCGCCCGAAGAAGGCGGCGCTGGCGGAGAAGTGGGGGAGGCATTGCGGGCGCTCAATCAGGCGTACCATGAGCATGCGCCACGGCTTCGGATCGTGCGCGAGAAACTGACGGTGGAACTCGCACCGGGGGAAAGGGACGTAACGCCGCAGCCGTAAGCTCGGGCGCGGCTTCGACAGTCGCAATCACGGCGTCCAGCTTTTCTCGCGCTCTGTCATGCGCGATTTTGAGCGCATCGTAATCTGGCACTCGCCAGTTCATCGAATACAATCCAATTGTATCCATCAGAGAAATGCTTCCGGTGCGAGCAAGCGCGCGAATCATCACGGTCCAGTACTTGATTGTATTTCCCAAGACGCCGCCCACGGCCAAGCGTGCGCCATTCAATTCAGGCAGTTTCAGAATGGCCCGATACATGAGAAGTTCGTCTTTTTTCTCCGGTTCGATTCTCGGGATTATTGGTAACACGACAAGCTGAGAACGATTGTTCATCGCGGAATTGCCTGATCCCGGAAACGCGTAACGCCGCACGCGGATCAACTGATGGGGCGTGATGCCAAGCCTCGCACATATTTCCTTGTTGGTGAGTGAGGATATGCCCTTCGTGTCAAGGCCGAGCGCATCGCAAACGGCGGCATGCTCTGGAGAAAGCCCGACCGAACCCATCAGAGCGCGCAGCTTCCGGCAAAGCTCCGCTGGCGGTTGCCGGCGCGACACTTCCTTTTCATGTGATCGCCATGACGGCGGTCGGTATATCACCACGGTGGTGTCCAGATACGGCAACTCGTAGAGGGAAAACGGGCACTCGCAGTACAGATGCGCGTCATACAGTATTTCCTCAGTCGGTCGGCGGTAACGGTAATCGAGCAGGACCCCGCCCGACCTCATCCACTGGTCGATCTGTCTCTGAGTCGCCGGGTTATCGTGTCTTGCGACGTAGGGTTCGAGTTTATTCAATAGGTCCGCCCGCAATCGTATCGGTTTTTCAATACGATAGTAGCAACGCACCAGCACGCAGCGGAAATGAGCGGCCAAGATTCTGGCGGCCTCCTTCTTGTTTGATGTTTGGAAGATCACAGCGCGAGCCTCGCGGTGTGCTCGACCAGCATGGTGCTGCGCCCGTCGTCACGCGCAAGGGCGTGCTCGTAGGCTGGCACAATGTCGCCCGGACGGTCGAGCCGGATTACCTCGACGGTATGGCACATGGACTTGAACGCTGCGGTGAAGTCGCCCAAGTGCTGTGCCTGCGGATTGAGCGGCGTGTCAGCGGCAATGCCGACGCGGATGATGACCTTTGGCGTATAGCCGCCGTTGCTGATGATCGGCAGCTTGTCGAGATGGTTGACGATCTGGTTCGCCGCGAGCAGCAGGAAGTTCCATCTTGGATAGATCGTTATCGGCACGAAGCCTGCAACGGCAAGCCCGATGCTCATTCCAAGCTGGCTTTCTTCCATGACGGGCAACTCGATCAGCTTCTCGGGAGGCACGGCGGCGAGCGTGCCTGACATGCTGGTGCCGGGATAAGCCACCGCTTGCCCTAGAAACAGCGTTCGCGGATGCTGCCCAAGCAGCGTCATGGCGCGGCATAGTTCTTCCCTATAATTCATGTTGCCACCCGCGCGGTATAGCGTTCGCCGTTGGTTCTCCGAAATGGAGTCTTGTGGTGCCCGGCTTCCACGGCCTGCCTGACGTTCTGCCGCTGCACCCCGCCGAGCAGGTGCTGCGGCTCAACGCAGATCGGTCTGTGGCATAGGTGCATGACGACGTTTTTACTGCCGACACGCAAGAATTGCTTCCACGCCTTTTGCGATTCCCGGTGCGCCTGAGTTGACTTCACTTTTCCGCGCCGTGGCCCACGCTTGAATCGGACTGCGATGCGCCCGTAGCATTTGAAGCGCGGAGCGCCCGGATACGGCGGCGGGAATACACTTCCGGTCCAGTCCCGGCACGGCACGCCAAGGTGGATTTCCTTCATGTTGATGCGCGAGTTTTTCAGGATGCGCTCTTTCATGGATGCGTATTTGAATGGCATGATTAAAACTCTATTCTCTTTCCGGCCCCACTGTGTGGCCATTTAGACTTGTAATCATAGCTTGAAAATTCAAGCGCACCATCTAGCGTCGTCGGAAGAACGTCACCCCAAGTAACTTTCGTAGGAGTGCAAACGGAGATTTCATTATTCTCCCGGATGAACCGCATATTTAACGTGTGTCCAGAAGCGTACTGCACACACTCTTGCGCGATGCCAGTGCGCCAAGTCATATCCCCTAAGAACACATGCACTTTCGCCGGATCACCCGCGCGCTTCATGCCCATCGCAATGCCTACCGCGATTGGAATGATGCCGCCGACGATGGCTGACGAGATGATGCGGAACTTGGGGAAGCAAAGACTGATCGAGCGGCCCATCATGATCTCGTACTTGAGCCTGTCCGGTGGCACGCCTTTGAGCAGACAATGCAGGTGACTACGCCACGAACAGCAAATCCAATCGCGCGGCGCGACGGTCTTGAATACCTCGATCAGTTGATCTTCGTTCCCCTGAGATAAATGAATAGGCGCGCGGATGTGTCCAGCGTCATACTCACGCGCAATATCTTCCTCGAACGCTATCAGGTCGGCTTTGTTCATACCGGGCTCTGAGTCGAGCATGAATCGTCCATCAGGCGAACGCCGCCGTTGCGATTCAGTTTGTCGCACACTTCCGCGATCATCTGTTGGTCGAGCGTTGGGTAATTCCCAACGTATAAGCCATAGTTGTGCACATGCTCGGCCTGCTGGAAAGCCGCGTAGTGATAGCGAGAATCGCCCCCAAAGATGCGCCGCAGGTATGGCTGGCGCAACTGGTTCCCGCCGCCCGCAGTGCCGCGGCGGTATTCGACCCCGCACTGATCGAGCGTCAACAGCACGCGCCGCATCAGGTGGGCATCTGGCTCTTGCAGCACCAGCGGCAGCGCGAAGTTGGAGCTTCCCTCTACCGCGTAGTCGGTGCGGTATTTCTGCGGGTCGAGCAGCGACAGGAATAGCAGCAAGTTCTCCGTGCGCTTGGCGACATTGGCATCCAGCCGCTTCAACTGCGAGCGCCCGATGACGGCGTTTATCTCGGTCGAGCGCATGTTGAATCCGCAATGCTCGAACGTGAAATCAGGCCACGTCAGCGGGTTTTCGTAAGCCTTGCGCGTCTCGGCTCCGGCAATCTCGCGCGTCATACCGTGCGAGCGCAGCACGCGGCAGGTTTCGTAGAAGCCCTCATCACTCGTACAGATCATGCCGCCCTCTATGGTCGTCATGTGGTGGCCGTAGTAGAAGCTGAAGTTGCTGGCATACCCTTCTGACCCGAGCTTGAGATTATCGCAGACCGTTGCCCCAATAGATTCGCAGCAGTCCTCGACCAAACGCACGCCGCCAGGGAAAGGCTGCGTCAGCGCGTTGAAGCCAAGGCAATGCGTCATAAATACAGCCAGCGTCCCGGCGCACACCTTGTCGAGCGCCTGTTTCAAGTCCATCCCGAGCGTGCGCGGATCAATGTCCACGAATACAGGCGTCAGCCCCGCATGAATCACGCTCATGATGTCGGACGACCACGTGATGCAGGGCGCGATCACTTCGCCCGGCCCGTAAAGCTCACGCAGCGCGTGCATGGTAATCAGGTTGGCACTCGCCCCGCTGTTCACCATGACGGCATACTTGACGCCGAGCCAGTCAGCGAACTCGCGCTCGAAGGCGGCGACCTGTGGGCCATTGGTGAGTTGCGGGACCTTTCCGCTGTACTCGGGGTCCATAGGGCACGGGTAAACAAGGTCCACGACCTCCCGCAAATCGTCGCGGGATACATTCTCATTCATGAGCGGCCATCGCATCTCATTGCTCCAGCAGTTTGCGCCGTAACGGCACGGCAACCATGCGCCCGATGTGTTCGACGACCGCAGACCCGAACTTGCGCTCGATCATCCGCAGGTAATCCGGGTTGCGGTAATAAAGTTGAAAAGCGGTGTCCCGGAAATTTAGTACCTCCCCCCCTGTTAATGTGTCGGTCGGAAGTGGTGTGCAGTCGTACGAGTGCTGCGAATAGCCGCTCCACTTCTCCGGCAGCGCCAGACCCTTCTCGACCGCCATCGTGTAGAGCTTCGAGCCGGGATACGCCATTGCGGAGTAGAAGTTGGCGAACTCGCAGTTTGCCTCGACGGCCAGCGCGTAGGTTTCCTGCATGGATTCGATCGTATCGTCAGGCAGCCCGAAGATGTAATTGCCGATCACGTTGATGCCCGCGGCTTGAATCCGGCGCACGGTGCCGATGATGTCCTCCGACTTCAACGCCTTGTCGGACCCGTCCCGCACATGCTTCGACCCTGACTCGATGCCGAGCGCGAGCCAGCGGAAACCGGCCGCACGGAGTTTGTCCAGATATTCGTCCTTCACGGTGTCCACGCGGGCATACGCCCAAATGTTGAGTGAGTCGCCGAGCTTGCGGTCGGCGATTTCCTTGCACACGCCGAGCACATGATCCCGGTTGAGAATAAACATCTCGTCAACAAACTTGAGGTTTCGCACACCGTATCGGCCGATCAAAAGTTCAATCTCTTTCCCGATCGTGGCCGGTGACCACATGCGGTAACTCGACTTGCCGAACGGCGCGTTGATGCAGCAGAAGTTGCACCGATACGGGCATCCGAGCGATGTATGGATTGAGGCATACGGCGTGCGCTGGGGAAACTCGAAGGTGCGCTGGGTGCGCTCGAAGGAGTGCCAGTTGTGCGCGCGGTATTTGTCCATCGGCAGCAAGTCCCAAGCAGCGCCGGGCATTGTTTCGTCCAAGTCTTTTATCAGATCGCCGCCCTTGTTCTGGAGAATGTGCCCGTTCTCCCGATACCACAGATTCGGAATCGGGTGCAGCGTCAGCCACTTTTCTTTGATGGCGGTTATTACGCGCCTGATCGTCGGCGGTCCTTCGCCATCACACACGTAGTCAATTGCCTCATCCTCCATCGTGCGCCGCGGGAGTGCCGCCGGATGGGTGCCCGTCATCATGATCTTGAAGTCCGGGCGCCGCTCCTTGATCGCGCGGCATGTCTCGCCTGCTGCGCACATCGTTTGGGTAGAACTTGACGGCTGGAAGCCATAAACTACCATCACCACAAGCGTCGGCTCGAATACATCGCACACCGCATCTGCGACTTGCGACGGCGTGAATCCTTGCGCTGGCGCGTCGATAATGGCAACACTGATGTCATGCCGCCGCAGGTATGTCGCGAACAGCGCGGAGAGCGACGGCGGCTCTACTGCGCTCCACTCATTTCCCAATTCTTGATAGGTCTGCGATAGTGATCCGGGGCTGATTAACAAGACGTCAATTTGCACGTGCGTCCCTCCCGCGTTGATTATTACATGCCCGGCAATGCCTGCGACCACCGCTGCGAGTAGTATTCACATCATCGTAAGGATGCCCCTTTGGGCAATGAGTTTTTTTTGAATTAGCCCACCGTCCTTTAGCTACGGCGTCTAATGTGTTGTCGCTGTACGTCCCTAGGAATAGGTGGTCAGGGTTTACGCAGCACCGCACATCACAGCGATGCAACACATAAAGGCCGTCCGGTATATGGCCGCGATGCAACTCCCAACTAAGGCGGTGCGTATATTGCTGCTTGCCGTTTTCTGTCTTTTGTCCGTATCCTGAGACGAGCGCCCCCGTCCACAACCAACATCCACTGAACGGGATGCGCTCGATCTTCGATTCGAGTTCTTCGCTTTTCAAAGCCCTATCCTCCTAAGAATTTTCGACCAAAACACGCGCGGATGATGCTCGGCCAGCACGCGCGCCTGAAACCGCTTGCCCATTTCCTCGCCCCACTCGGGGAGCTGCAATTCGTACACCTTGATGGCCTCGATCAGCTCGTCCATGCTGGAGTATTCGAGGTAGTCTACTCCGGGCGTGAACCACTGCGCGGTCGGGGAGCCCCTCACTTCCAGCAGCACGCCAGCGGCAAGCCCGGTCTCAATGACGCGCCCTTTAACCTGCATCGCCTGCTCGGTGCCGCTGTAGGGTATGTTCAAGCTCATCCGGCAGTTGCCAAGGAACGCGCACATGCCATTGTAGCTGTCGGTTTCCTCGTTTCGCATCCGCACGCGCAGCAGATTGCGCAGCATCAACTCGGTAAGGATGGCCCGCCTTCGGCCGCCCTCGCTCCCGGCATTGCCAGCCCATCCACAGACATAATCGCGTTCCGCATGCGGCTTGACTGAGCCGTTGAAATGCTCGGGGTCAATCGGCGTCAGGAGCGTCATGCCAACTTCGGCGCCGGGCCAGTTCGCGTTGCCATCAATCGCCACCTGCACGGCAAAGGCCCCGGCCAAGTGATACTCGCGCAATAGCGGCCACCAAGGCGCATCAGCCGCGTCCGAACAAATGTGCACCATCGGCGCAATCTTGCTGTTGATGCGGGCGAGCGTGGCGGTTGCTGGCTGTTTACCGAAACACCCCCCGATATAGACGACCAGATCGGGCGCATATTCTTTCGCTTTCGCGTACACGCTTTCGTCTGTTTCGTTGGGTGCGTCATAGCGCAGCATCTCGCAAGGCCCGAGATTTAGGCAGGCGAGGCTTTCAAGGTACTTCGTTGTCTCGTTGCTAGACGTGCTGAGAAACAGTGTTTTCAAATCATCCCCCAAATCGCCCTAGCCACCGCGAACACTCCCGCGATCAGCAGGCACACCACGATCCCGCCGAAGCAGATTGCGGCGGCTTGCGTGCTGTCGCTGGTATCCTTGTAGCAGCCATTGAGTTTGTCGGTCATGTTATCTCCATCCCGCAGTAACGCCGTAAGCAAGCGCCAAGGCGATCAGCGCAAGTATAAGCAACACAGATGTAATTACTTGCAGCCATGGCTTCATCTCATTCCCCCTTCGCAATTGCGGCGTTAAAGTTCCTAGATTGCGGTTCACCGTTATCATCTACGATAAACAAGGTTGGTGCTTTTGCCAAACGCTCCCATTGCGGGCCTAGATCGAACGCTGCCATAAACTTCATGCGGTCACGATCTATGAATTCCTTTACCAGTCCGAGTTCTATCGCTGACATTATTTGCCTCGGCTGTGTGGTGATAATGGTCCCGATCATTGCTGCAACGATTTCTTTCATGCCTTTCCCCTCGCAATTGCGGCGTCGATTGCCTCGTCAAGCTCGACACCGTAATGCTTGTCCATTAGATCGACTTGCGGATTATCTCCTATACGCAGCCACCGATACCTCTCCGCATCCTTCCTCGCCGCCTCAAGCTCCACCGTCAGCCTCGCGCATCGCTTGGCGAGGGCGTCGTAGTCGGTCTTATGGACAACCGCAAGTCTTGGTATGCAATTCGTATCCCACCACCATGCAGGTTCTTCCGGCATCTTCGCTTTGTAGGCGGCGAGTTCGCGTTCGAGTTGCCTGGCAAAGTCGGCATCAACAACCTCTATGCCCTGCAAAGCCTTCAAGTTGCCATAGCGTTCTTCAACTCGTGCATCCGTTTTCGGCGTGTCACTCATTTCATCCTCGCTTTCAGTTCCGCGTTCTCGCGCTCTGCTTCCAGCTTGTCACCAAGGCATTTTGTATATTCCTCAATCTGATCCTTCAGCGCCTGATCCAAGTTGGCAACACGTTGCTCAAGCTCGATGGCGCGCAGGGCCTGTTCAAAAAGCGGCGCGTTACTCTCCGCCCATTTATTCCAGACGAACATCCCCTCGATTTCCTGCTTGCTCAGCGGCAGCGTGCTCTTGCTCGGCTTCGTCACCACCTGCGTGTTCTCCATATTGAAATGCTGCGCTCCGGTTATGCTATACGGCGACGGGTCAGGCGCGGTGATACTTTCCGGGTGCGCCACAATCGCATCTCCAGGCAGTCCCTCGCCGCGAGCTTGGCGGGCTTGTGCTTCGCGTTGCTTGCTATCGGGGTCGGATAGGTGGTCGGTGGGTTCGGTCGGGTATGTGGCTCCTACTGGCCCCATCGGAACTGATGAGTAATCAGGTGCGGCGGCACGTCTTTCATTCTGGCGTCGGGAGTGACCAGTCCATTTTCCGCTGCGCCTCTGTGCCACCCGGCGCTCGGTTGGGCCGGCTGCGAGCGCATCAGCAGCTTCACGCATAGTGCCAGACATTCGCGTATTTTCATCCCCATGAATCGGGGGGAAGAAGTCATCGTAGCGGTCTGCCCAGTAACGCAAGCGGCCTATCAGATCAACCGGCACCATCACTTTATCGTTCATTTCAGGACTCCTGTTCGCCAAGGGCGCGGATTCTTTCCATGACAACCTCTGTTGGATTGTCATATTGATTAAGAAACTCATAGCAAATATCCAGGCACCTCTCCCGCTCCTGCTGCCGGGCTGTGGCGAGCGCGGCTTCGGCCTTATCCCGCGCCGCTAACGCCCCGGCATGTTCTCCCTGTTCAATACGTAAGCACTTTTCCCAGTGCGCCTCGGAATCTTCTGCCGACGTTTGAGCAAGTCTCGCTGCGTTCAATTCGCTGGAAAGACTCCCATTCTCCACCTTCAGCGCCACGGCGGCGGCGCGGAGTTTGTCGGTGTATTCAACCCACTCAGTGTTGATGCGACTTGATTCCTCGTAGCAAGGGGCGCTATCAGGCTCATCCGGCAACTCCAGTTCGGCAATGCGGTCGGTGGTCATGGCAAACTCAAAGCGATGCGAATCTTTTCCAAGATTTCCCTATTAGTTATGTTCGACATGGCAAGTGCGTGATACAAAGCGCGCCTCCATCGATCGCTCGAAAACGGAGTGCAAAGCCGATCCAAGCTGCGCGCGATATTGTCAGTTTCTACCAGTTCGATCTTGCGAGTCTCATTACGGTTTTTGCTCATCTCCGTCCTTTCGGCTTCGTCGATTTGGCCTCGTAACGCCACACCCGAAAACGATCTGTCGGATTGCGACGCAGCCAGTCCCGACGCACGGCGTAGCATTCCTCTTTTGTGATGGCCGCTCCGATAGTCGGTTCAAATCTGTCGCGGGCGTCGTTCCACAATTCGACAATCCAGATTCGGTTCATTTCCGTCATTTTGGCAACTCCAATGCGTAGAAGTCTATCTGGCCGTTGTCATCAGGCTTTGCGACAATCGCGTGCCCTAACTTGGCCGCGCATTCAAGCCGACCGCTGAACCAATCGCGATCCCTCTTGATGTAACCCAAGTGAGTCCCGCCGGGGTGATCCTGCGCCCAACGAAACCGCTGCCTGTTCTGCTGCCGCTCAAGTTCGGCAACTAGTTTTTCGAGTCGATGCGCTTCGCGTTGGCTGATATGTCGTCTGCTCATTTCGCCCTCTCCATCGTGGCCTCAAATCGTTGCAGCCAATCATCCATAAACCGCTGATGCGCGACCAGCGACGAGTCCATGTTGCGCGATGCGGCGAGCATCGTATCGGCAGCACCTTTCATCGCATGGCCTGCGCGGATCACGTCCTCGGTGCCGATTAGTCTGACAACGTCCATTTCATCTCCTGTATGGCCCGCCTCGCAGATGTCTGTGCGGTTCTAAGGTTCCGCCCGGCCCTCGCGGGTGACGGCATCTGCGCTGCGGGTTCGGTTATGCTGCGCTCGCCCTCTCGATCCATGCGAGAGCCGGCGCATACTGCTCTGCCGGCAGCAGCGACAGCCGATTAACCTGTGCGCCTATCGCGTTGAGCAGCGCCGCGCGCTTGATGTTTCGCTCTTTGCACAGATCATCAAGGTGGATGGCCTGATCTGGCGTGATGTAAGGGGCCGCAGCGTCCGGCGCAGCACTGGCGGAGCGCACCGGCAGTGGAGGCTCTGCGACCGGCGCCGCGGCTTTCGGTGCGCCGGATGCCCATGCTGCGAGCATCTGGCCTGACTTTTCGGTGATCGGTTGATCTAGCGGGAATAGCGCCTTGTGCTGCTCCTGCAATTTGATCGGGTGCGGGATGCCGGGATGGTCAGGTGTAAGCAGAAATGAAACGGTAAGCTCGAACGGCACCGTTTTTTCGGTCACGGGTACCCAGCCATCAAGGCCAATGAGTGACTGCTTTGGCTGCACGACCAGCTTCCCGTCTTTTTTTACCATTTCAATTTTGGCTTCGGCGCGGAAACACAGGATTAAGTGCGCTTTCGTTTGCAGCAGCCTTTGCATCATGCGCTTATGCGCCATTTTCGGTTTCACCCAAGACGCCATTTTTGCGGTGTCACGACCGCCCATGCGCTCGAATTCAGATTCTTGCATATCAAGAATTCCGCCTGCCCCTGCATATTCGTGAGATGCGCTATCAACGACGATTACCGGATAGCCAGCATCATCAGCGGCCTTAATTGCCTCGGCATACGCCTCTGGCGTGAACGGCTCGCGTAATTCAAGAACATCGAACGCGAACAAATCAGCGTAATGGCTCGCCCTGCCATTTTCAGTATCAATAACAGCGAAACGCTTTTCTCCAGCTATTCCAGAAGCAAGGCGCATAGCGGTGTAGGTTTTCCCGCTTCCGCTTGCGCCGGCCAGCCCGACCAGAAGGGAAACATTTTCGCGTGTTGCCTGCCTGAATTTCATGCCGCCCTCCTCAAGTTTTCCTGAATCCACTTTGCGCGCCCCTTGCGCTCCATGTCCATCATGTTGTCAAGATGCGTTCCAAGAAACAAATGCGCCGGCTTAACGCATGGTGGGTTATCACAATCGTGCAGGACATGCAGGCCGTCCGGTATCTCCCCTACGAATAGCTCGTATGAAACGCGATGCGCCCGTAGTCGCTTGCCGCCCCTTTGGATTTTGCCGTAGCCACTAACAAATAATGCGCCAGTCCAGATCCAGCAGTCGCCGCGCTTGTCTATCTTCGACTCAAATTTCCGGTCAAAATCCCCGGCGTGAACGTCTCCGCTATACCACAACCTTTTGTAATGCAGGGCGCACATGCCTTTGCAGTAAATTGCGGACGCACAACCGTCAACCGAACAGACGTTTTCACGCACGGCAGGCTTAAAGGGGGATGCCATCGCTCAACTCCTTTTCGCTGAACTGCTCGGATTCGACCATGTCATGCTCGGCTTTCGCCATATCCCACGGCGTAGGCTCGATGTAGTGAACCTCGCCACTATAGGCCGGGAACTTGCCGGCCTTGATGCATGCCGCCCAGATTGCCAGCGCCCGCTCGACCTTGCGCGCCGATATGTCGGATTGCGCGTTGGACAAACCGAACCACTTGCAGGCGTATGAGCCCCATTGCTGCTGCGCGAGGATCAGGTGATGCCCTCTCTGGATACCGCGCGAATAGAATGCCAGAGAAACGTCGTAGCCGGAGCTGATGACAACACGCTCGAATGTTTCTGGCCGGACGCTGCGCTTGGTGGTCTTGTAGTGGATGCAACCATTATCCGTCAGCCGGTCAGGGCGAGCCTTGCAAAGCACGCCGTTCTCGTCCCATACGACGGTTTGCTCGGACGCCCCGGTTTCAAAGACCCCGGCATAGTCGCTGTGGGCAATATAGTCCATAGCCACGTCCACCATCGCTTTTACGGCGTCCACGTTGTCTTTGAGCACGGGGAGTAGACCCTCGCCGCGCGCTAAGTCTCGGGCCGCCCTGATGGACTTGTTGCCCCATCCGACAGGGATGTTCCCGTTCTTGGCGGGATAATCGTTAGGGTCGATAGCGAACAGCTTGTCAGTCCCGCCTTCCAACAGGCAGGCATGCGCGTAAGTGCCGATGTCGGCAACATCGCCTTGGGACTGTTCGCGCTTCGGATTCCACGGCGAATCAATCCACGCCTCGATCGGGCACTGAGACAGGATGGTAAAGCACATCCCCGACGATAGCGCCTTGATGGCCAAGTATTCGGCCAGCGGCATGTCGGGATACAGGCCGGGATTCACGGCTGCTCGCTCGCAACCTCGATCTCAACGCCGGCCTTGGTCAGCCTGATCAGATCGTCGGCGCTGCAACGCTCGATCTGCACGGTATCCTTGACCACGTGCGCGATGGCCCGCGCTTCGTTCTTCGCGCGCACGAGGCGTTCGATTTTCTCGAATTGCTTGTCGGTTGCAACGGGCACGGATACGGTAATGCGATAGTCAGGCATGTCATTTTCCTTTAAGTTTGCTGCGGTAAAATTCCCGACACAGTTTGGGCGGATCAGCGACCTGTGCTTTCAACTTTCTGACCTGCGCTATCAGGTCGGCATTCTCGGCTTCGATTGCGTCGCGATGCTCGGCGGTTGACGTGACTGCGTAGATCGCCAGCAGGGTTAGGATGATCGGGAGCGCGACGTTCATTGAATAAAATACCCTGCGAGCACCGCCATCGCCAGCATCACGCACGCGGCGAGGAACCGATTGCGGGCGCGACGGATGCGCTCTTGTTCGGCCCATGTGCGGAGGATGCGGGCGGTCATTTCGTATCCTCCAAGCATTGATTGATGCGGCGCGCGAGCATCTTTGCGAATTGGCGCGACATGGTAAAAGATGCCCCGTCATAACGATCCAGAGGGAATACGCAAATCTTGATGTGCGCTCCGTCGGCAGTGCTGATTTGCGCGTTCGGATATACGCCCAACTTGTGCGTGCAATACAGGACGCTCGGCTTATGCTTTGCCATCACCACCCCATATCTGCATCAAGTTGATCGTGAGCTTCTTGGCGTTCTTGCTGTTCTTCGTCGCGCGCCCATCGTTCGCATTCTCGCTTTCCGCAAGTTAACTTTTCGCGATACCCGCGCACGCCAATCCCCATTTCATCACCGCAGTAATCGCAAAAAAGCGTCTTTTCTTGGTTGCTCATATCCGCCCCCGTGTCGATTTAAGCGCCGCCTCGATACCCCACTTTGGCAATTCCCCTTCCGCCTGATCAATACACTTCTGCCGCCACATGCGCTCGGCTTCATTGTTGACGGTCAACTGAATCTGCGCGATGGCCGTCAACACGGCGTTGATGCCGATCCTGTCGCCGCTGCATGCGTTGTCGAGATTGCGAAGCGCGCGGTGCAGCGGATGCGATATCAGCGTCGGCTCGATGCCGTCCAGCAGATCGTCGAATTGCGCGATATCGTCCATGCGCTCCCGCATCAGTTCGCCGGCGCGGGCATCGACTTGCGCTTGCTCGGCTGCGGTAAGTTCCGGCGCGTCATCTTCGTCGCCGTGCAGGTGGTCAAAGCGGCCAGCGTCAGGGTGTGCGGTTTTCAGCATAATTGCCTCCGTGTATATTGGTATCTTGCGCTCAATTTATGGAAAACGCAAGGGGCACTTGAAAATAATTGTTGATCGGAGTATAAATCCCGTCATGGCAGGAAACCATTCATCCAACCAGCGGTTGCACGAGCGGGCCGCAGAGCGGGCCCTTAAGATTATCAGCCTGCGCGATGCCGGCGCTTCGTGGCCCGCCATCGCCCGGCAATTCAAGATCAGCCGCCAGCGAGCGCAGCAGCTATACGATAAGCACGTCTGCTGCAAATGAGCGGACGCGCGCTGCGCATGACCGCTGCCGAGTATCAGGCCAGGTCGCAAAAAAAACAGCCGCGCATCCGCAACGTCAGGCGCAAAGTAATCAACGGCATCGAGTTTGCGTCCACTCGCGAGGCTCGCGCGTGGCAGGATCTGTGTCTGATGCAGCAAGCGGGCCAGATCAGCGAGCTGCGGCGCCAAGTGCCGTTTGCCCTCGATATCAACGGGGTCCATATCTGCGATTATGTCGCTGATTTCGTGTTCGTTCGATCGGGCCAGCAGATTGTCCAAGACGCCAAGGGTTTCAGGACTGAAATCTACCGCCTCAAGCGCAAGCTCATGCTGGCTATTCATGGCATCGAAATAATCGAGACTTGATTAGCCCGGTTTGGCGAGTCGCCGCACGATGGCCTGCCTCGCCCGCTGAAGGCAGGCTGCACCGGCCAGCGCGACATTATCCCAATACCACGCTTGAAGGCTCCCGAGCCAGCGCAGCAGCAGGGAGAGGGCGTGGCGGCTCATATCACCGCCAGCGCCGCCACCATCAGCAGCACGCCAACGACTACCAGCCCATCGTCCCAGGTCTCGCCGGGAGGGTGGAGCCACTGTTTGCTGGACCAGTCGCGGGTCATGCTGCACCTGCTTTGGCGAGGGCGGCGCGGGCTTGTTGGCAGGCCGTGGAATGTATTGCCGTATCGGTTACAGCGTCCATTATCGGGCACGCGCAAAAGTGATTATAGTCATGCCCCCATGCGTTCAGGCCACGCAAAGCCGCGAGCAGTTCTGCATTGACTTCGGCCATTTTCGCTTGGTCGTTCAATAAATCCGCGATCGCTTCTTTGGCGTGCTTGATGCCGGAAAGCTGTATGTCTTGCGGCGTAGTGCGTTTCGTGTGCGTCATGTTAATCCTTTCGTTTCGTTACCGGCAATCCGCCGTGGATGCCCTCTCACCGAAAGGGCATCGGCTGCGGTGAGTTAGGCGGCAATCTGTTCCTGGCTCGCATCAAGCCCGAGCAGGTAATCGGCGGCTTTCTGCGACAGTGCTGCGGCTTTGAAAATGGCCTTGCTATCTTCGCGGCAGGCTTTCAGCCAATGCTCAATATAACCGGCATGGCGTAGCTCGCCTTGTATGCCGTGATCCTGGCATAGAAACGCGCTGCCGATTTCCGCGACTAACTCTTCAAACGCGTAAGCCGGATTGCCGAATCTGCCCGCGCTAAGATTGCGGTCTAGCCGGTGCTTCGCGCCAGTCCAATGCGTGAGTTCGTGGAATGCCGTAGCGTAGTAAGACTGCGCGCCGTCAAAGGCAGGTTTGTTCGGTAACTGGATGCGGTCCATGCTGGGCATGTAGAAAGCCGCATCGCCGCCGTGTGTGACTTGCGCGCCGGTCCTGATGATAAATTGCTCGCAGGCCGGTATCGGGTTAAACTGCACTTCTGGCGTGACCGTTGCAGGGATCGGCAAGTTTGTTTGCGTCGCATTGAATACCGTATATCCGCGAATGACGCAATAACCCGCTTCGGTTTCGCCAGTCTCCGCATTTTCCTTGCCCGCGATGGGTTTGAAAAACACGATGTTTGTGCCATGCTGCCCGGATTGCACCTGCGCGCCATTTTCCTGCCATTGCTTGTAGGTTGCCCAATGCGGAGACGTGAAACCCTGCGCCATGCTGGACATTCCGAGCAGAAGCCGATTGATGCCGCGATATGCTTTTTTGCTAACGTAGTTTTGATCTGCGCTCGCGTCAACGCGCCACGGCTTAACCCACGGTGCAGCACCTTTTTCGAGTTCCGCGATAATGCGCGCGGTCACGGTGTCGTACAGGTTCATCATTTTGTCACCTCGTTCACAGATTGCCGCGAGCCGCGCGGCGCGGTTTAGACGTATGACTCCATCAATTGCATCGAACACACTGCGCCGATCCAGCCGATTATGCCAGCGGTAATCAGCACGAAACTAACCAGCGGATACGCGACAGCAAGCGCACCACAAAACAGCAGGAATGAACCGCTTACGGCAAACAACAGCGTGAGGCACAGCAGCGTAATCCAATGGCCAGTTTTGCTCATGATGCCCTCCAGTTGAGTTACGAAAACATCCAAGATACGCGCGGGCGTATCCTGGAGGTTCTAGGCAGATTCAGCGGTGAATCTGTGCCATTCCGTTTTTGGCACATACGCGGTGACGATGCGCCGCTCCCCCGATGATGGAAGCGTCACGCGGTAGCGTATCTGTGCCACGCGCTTGTTGATCTTGACAACATGCGCCGCGCGGTAGGTGTTGCCATCGAAACCGAGAAAATCAACGAATGTCCCTTGATGCTGATTCCGCGTGAGGTTCATGATCTATCCTCCAGTTATCCGGCACAGCGCCGGTATGACAATACTTTAGCGAATATCGGGCCAGTTCGAGCGAAAGCGGGTAAATATCTGCACGCGTGAACAGGGCGTTGCGGGGAGAGTGAGCGGACACCAACTAACGAGATCACTATAGGGGGTGAGCAGGCACGGCAGAATGTGACGCAATTTGTACTTGTGGTCGGCTGATCGAAAACCACAAGATGTTGTGTCTTGACAAGACGCACGGAAGGGAAGACAGTAGCCACAGAAATGCGAACGGACACAAGGCTTATCACCAGGTGTCCGCTCTGTTTCCGAAGTTGCGCGCGACCGCAATCGGAGATTGTCGGTACTCTAAATCCCCACTGCCTCGCTTGTCAACCTCGGCGCCGATCGCGCAAGTTCCACGTGGAACAATACGAGATCAAGGCACGCCAGGCCAGAGCCAGGCGAAGCACGCGAGGCAAGCCCCTACGAACTGGGAGCCTCGGCGATAGGCGTCTGAAACCACCTGAGGGGGGTAAGGGGGGAGCGCTTGTCCGTTGTTATTTGACGGTTTGGTTTTTGATCTTTCCCTATAGACAATCTGGCATTTCCACGGAGTGCTGCTTTGCCCTGCTGGTGACTGGTTAGCATCGCGGTCTCGCCGGCGAATTACTTGCCGCTTTCGACCTTCTATCGTGCGCTCCACTTCGCGTGCAAGTTTCCACTATAATAAACAATGGGATAGAGTAACTTCTTCCGCCCCCTCTTACGCGTCCCCCTCCTTTCTGCGTCGATGTTTCACGTGGAACATTGTGAGCGGTTGCTTGGTCATTCGGTTGCGCTACTGTATGCCTGTCCAGTTGTTTGCCATTGAGGTGTGTCGTTGTGCTGACGGGTGATAGTGATCGGGTCTTGATGCTTGGGCTTTCAACTGTGGGACCTCTTGGGTAGACGGGGGACGGGGTGGCGAGAGCGGTAACCTCCCCGCTCAAATGTGAACCATCCCCACCTTTTTTCAAATGATAGTGACTGCTAACATTCCAACGTGATAGGTTTCGTGCGTCGGTGTTGATCTTGATCTCTTTCATTGGTTTTGACGTTCAGTAGTTGATCGTGGTTGAGGTGACGGTGTCGATAGTCGGGAGTGATTGAAAGGTTCATGGAATGCCACGCGCGCTGATTACAGGAATAACTGGAATGGTGGGAAGTCATCTTGCGGATTACCTGCTTGCAAACACGGATTGGGAAATTCACGGGATGTTGCGGTGGCGTTCGCCGCTGGATAATGTGCAGGCGTTGCTGCCGTTGGCGAACGATCGTTCGGGGCGGGTGGTGTTTCACTATGCCGACTTGCGGGACTCCGACGCGGTCCGCAAGTGTGTGTTGGACGCGCAGCCGGATTACGTGTTTCACCTGGCGGCGCAGTCGTATCCGCTGGTGTCCTTCGACTCGCCCTGCGACACGCTGGAGACCAATGTACAGGGAACGGTGCGGGTGTTGGAGACAATCAGAACGCACCCCGGCCGCAGGATCCGGGAGGAAACCCTGATTCACGTCTGCTCATCGTCAGAGGTGTATGGACGGGCGCCGCACGAACGATTGCCGATTCGCGAGGATTGCCCGTTTCATCCGGCCTCGCCCTATGCGGTATCGAAGGTTGGCGCTGACCTGATGGCGCAGCATTACGCGCAGGCGTACGGGATGCGGGTGCTGGTGACTCGCATGTTCACGCACACGGGCCCGCGGCGGGGCGATGTATTTGCCGAATCCTCGTTCGCTAAGCAGATCGCGATGATCGAGGCCGGGAGAATCGAGCCGGTGGTCCGGCACGGCAATCTCGATTCGCTGCGAACGATTGCGGACGTGCGGGATGCTGTGCGCGCCTACCACATGCTGTTGACCGTGAACCCTGATCCGGGAGCCGTCTACAATATCGGTGGCACGCATACCTGTAAGGTTGGAGATATTCTCTCGACGCTACTTGGGCTTTCCGGCACTCGCGCAAAGCTGGAACTTGACCCTGCGCGCCTGCGCCCTCTGGACGCTGATCTTCAGGTTCCAGACACTTCCAAGTTCACCGAACACACCGGCTGGAAGCCCGAGATTCCGTTCGAGCGCACGATGAGCGATCTTCTCGATTTTTGGCGAGCGCGCGTGAAAACGCAGGCGCATCTCACGCGATGATCGCGCTAGTAAGCGGCGGTTTCGACCCGCTGCACGTCGGCCACGTGCGCTATCTCGCCGCCGCTGCGAAATACGGCACGCTGATTGTCGCTTTGAATTCGGATGCGTGGTTGAGGCGCAAGAAGGGTTTCGTATTCATGCCGTGGGCTGATCGTTTCGAGATTATGGCATCCCTCTCGATGGTCGCAAGCGTGGTGCCGGTGGATGACCGGGACGGGACCGTGTGCGAGGCGATTGAGCGCGTGCGGCCGGACGTGTTCTGCAACGGAGGTGACCGAACGGTGGGCGACCCGCGCGAGAGAACTTCCTGCTTTACCGTGGGCGCCCGCGAGTTGTTCGGCGTGGGCGGCGGCAAGATTCAAAGCTCAAGCCACCTGGTGGCTGCGGCACGCAGCGCCTCCCGTCAGGCCGATCACCATGAATTCGATGGAGACCCGCGGTGATCGAACTTGACATTCGTAATTGACATCACAGGAGGTTTAAATGACGACGATACAAAGCATTTCCCAGGAAATCGACAAGCTGGTCGAAGCGAACACGTTATCCGGTGCCGGTGTAAAAGCGATGGAGGCGCTGAGGGTGAAGGTGATTGCGCTTGAATCGAGTGGACAGGAAAGCGCGTCGCGTGTCAGAGTGCTTGAGGGCCAACTCGGCACGGCCAACAGCGCGAACGTATCGCTCACGTCAAGTATTGCGGCGTGGACTGCCCGCGAAGCCGCCCTCGTTAAGCGCGAACTGGAAATTACGAAGCTGGAAAAGGATGCCGCCGTCGCTGCCGGCAAGAGCCAGACGTATCAGGAGTGCTTTGCGCTGGTGTTTCGCAATGCGGAGATCAGGGAGACGCTCAAGGCGATTACCCCGATGACCGTTCCGACTCCCGGCGGTAGCCACTACGTCCAAAACAACGAAACTCGAACCGAAGTCACGCGGCAGCAGACATAATTGTGATCCTGACACGCACGCCATACCGCATGTCCTTCTTCGGGGGCGGCACGGATCATCGGCAGTGGTACGAGCGGCATGGCGGTCGTATTCTCACTTCTTCGATAGACAAATACTGCTACCTGTCGGCGCGCCGCCTGCCGCCTTTTTTCGAGTATCGGCACAGGATCGTCTGGTCGAAACTTGAGACGGTGAATTTTCTGGAGGAAATCGAGCACCCGGCGGTGCGCGCCTGCCTCCAGCATCTTGGCGTCAATGCGGGAGTCGAGGTTCATCATGACGGCGACTTGCCGGCGCGCTCGGGGCTTGGATCCTCATCCGCGTTTACCGTGGGCCTCTTGCACGCGCTGCACGGCTTGAAGGGCGAGACGCGATCGAAGCGGTGTTTGAGTGAGGAAGCCATTCATGTCGAGCAGCAGGTGCTCAAGGAGGCGGTCGGCATTCAGGACCAGATCGAATGCGCGCACGGTGGGCTTAATCTGATCGAAATCTCGCCGCGCGGAGAGTGGACGGTCGCGCCGGTTGCGCTGCCTAAGCCGCGGCTCGTTGAGTTCGGGCGCTGGTTCATGCTTTTTTACACCGGACAGACGCGCTTCTCCAGCGCGATTACGGCGACTACCGTCGAGCGTATCGCGAGCGGTGAGAAAGACCCGGAGTTGCACAAGCTCGCGGGCATGGCGACTGAGGCGCTGGATATACTATGTAACGGCGCGGACTTGCGCGAGTGGGGCCGGATGCTGGACTTGTCCTGGACCATCAAGCGGCGCATGTCGCCTCAGGTCAGTAATGAGGCGATTGATGAAATGTACTGGGCGGCGCGGCACGCGGGCGCTTTGGGGGGTAAACTGTTGGGCGCGGGCGGCGGCGGCTTCATGATGCTGATGGCAGCCCCTGACGATCACAAGCGGGTGCGAGGCGCGCTCAACGGTTTTCTCGAAATCCCGTTCGGCTTCGATTTTTCCGGCACACAGACGATATTCATGAATGAGCGATAATGTCTGAATGACAGACAAGACGCTCCTTGCGGCAATATCGGCAGACCGGGCGCTCGGCTGCTCAATCGTATTCGCGCACCGGCACACGCACCTCTCGCCGGCCATGCATTTGGAAATTATAGACCTGTGGCGCTGTCAGGACGAATTGGTTCTGATCGAAGCGTTCCGGGATGCGGCTAAATCCACGCTTTCCGAAGAATTTCTGTGTCTTGAAGGCGCGTACGGCAACTTTCACTACACGCTGCTTATCGGGGAAACCTACGCCAAAGCCTGCCAGCGGCTTGAGTCGATTGCATTCGAGGCGCGGCACAATGTCAAGCTGAAGGCGCTCTTCGGTAAGGTGCTCGAAAAAAAACCGATCGAGAACAAGGTGTGGTTCGCAAGCGGGGCCATGATCGAGGCGGTGGGGTGGGAGCAGGAATTGCGCGGCTACAAGCACCGCGACCGCCGCCCGGATCGCGCGTATCTCGATGATATCGAAAATCTGGAACGCGTGCGCTCGATCGAGGCGGTAGATGCCACGATGCGTAAAATATGGCGAGAGCTGATTCCCGCGATGGATAGTGCGAATCGCAAGGTCCGCATCACGCAGACCCCGCTTGCCGCCGACTGCATGGTGGTGCGACTGAAAGCGACCCCGGACTTCATCACGCGCTCGTTTCCGGTCGCCAATGGTGATTTGGACGATCCGAAAACAGAGTCGGCGTGGCCGGATCGCTTTCCGATGGAATGGATACGGGCCGAGCGCGACCGCTATGCCGCCGCTGGCATGCTGCGCGAATTCATGCAGGAGCGCATGCTGCAAGTCGATTCAGCGCATACCAAGCCCTTCACTGAGGAAATGCTGCGCGCGGTTGACGTTGCGCCCTGCGCGTGGCTGCCCAAGATCGCGATTTTCGACCCCGCGCGAACGGCGAGCCTGTCGAAGTCGGATCGCACCGGAAAGGTCGTCGTTTCACGCCTGGGCTCCCAAATCATCGTGCATGAATCGGCGGGCGAGTTCTGGAAGCCCGACGCAATCCGCAAAGACGTGTTTGATACCGTGGAAAAACATCATTGTGAAGTCGGAATCGAAAAAAATTCGCTCGATGAATTCCTGTTGCAGCCGATTCGATTCGAAATGCTGAGGCGCGGCGTGTTTTTTTCTCTCAAAGGGTTGCAGGCCCCGCAGGACCGCAATAAACAGAGCTTTATCATGGGGCTGCACCCGTTTTTTGCCGCCGGTGATGTCGTTTTTGTGGGGGGGCGCGGCTCTCACCCGCAATTGACGGCTGAATTACTGAATTTTCCGGGCGGCAGGCTTGATATTCTGAACGCGCTCGCCTACAGTCTGCGAATGTTTGCAGGTCAGCCGGTTTACGAGGATTTTGGGGACGAAAATGTCCTCGAGGCGCTGCCCGCGCATGCCGGCGAGACGGTGTACTGCGCGTGGAACGCCTCTCCCGCCGAAGTCGTCTGCGTAGCGATGACCCGCAGCGGGCGGCATTACTCCGTCTGCGCGGATTGGGCGGCCGGCGGCCCGACGCTCGATGCGGCGCGGGGAATTGCGCTGGACTTGAGGGTGAAATACGCGCGTGCCCGGCTTGAAACTTACGTGCCGTCCGAACTGCATGACAACTGGAGCCGCATCGCGCTGGTTCCGGCGCTCCGGGAGTTGAAGTTCACCCCGTTTCGGGCCGAGCACGTAGCACAGGCGCGCGGCTCGCTCGCTGAGTTGATCCGCGCCACGGTGCGGCGCCGGCGCTGCCTGACGGTGGATGCGGGGGCGAGGAACACGATTGCGGCGCTCGCCGGGGGTTATAAGTTCCCGGTCGGGGCTGGCGGCAAGAGCGGGGCTGAACCCGAGCCGGGGGTCGCGCGTTTGACAGCCGAATCAATTGAGTGTCTGATAAGCACGTTGCAGCGCGGCGCCGCGGATGCAAAACCCGAGGGCGCGCACTACGGCGTGAATGTACAGGGGCAATCGTACATGACAGCATTGCCGCACAGGAACAGGTAATGGCTAAAAAGAAGAAACCCGAGCCGAAATCGGAAACGGTTGACTCCCGTGCCGCTCCCGAGACATTGGAAACGGGCGAATCCGATCTCAAAAATTGGGCGGACAAACCGGAGTCCGCCGCCTATATCGAAGCGCTGCGGCTCTACCCGTTGATCCAGTCGGCCTACGATAATCAGGCAGAAGCGGCTCGCCAGATCGAGGAATTCTGGAATATTTATAACGGCCAACCCGACTCGAACCTTCAATACGCTGGCAACTCGCAGGGCTACGTTCCGGTGGTGCGGGACGCGGTAAATGCTCGCGCCAAGCGGGCTTTGAAGCAGTTGTTTCCGGTCAAGCACAAACACGTCGAAGCGGTCGGCTCAGACGCCGAGACGCCGTACCCGCAACTCGCACTCCTTGAGCACTATATTCGCAAGCTGAAGCTGAAGGACATCGTGCGTTCGGACCTCGTGGCGGGGGACGTGACGGGACAGTGGAATCTGTATATTGACTGGACCAAGAGTTATCGGCGCGTGACGGAACTCGTCAAGCGCAACCCCATCCTCTCCACCGTCGAGGGCGAGGAAATCGGGCTGACCGACCCGAACGAGGAAATCGAGGAGACGCAACAAACCGAGATCGTGGAAGAGGGGCCTGAGGTCGTCGATTTTGCGACCGAGGATTTGGCGGTGGTGCCGCCTACCTGTAACGATATCGAAAAAGCGACCGCGACTTCCATCATCCTGCGCATGTCGAAATCCCGCGTGAAGCAGATGGTGGACGAAGGGGTGTTCCTGCTGCCGGAGAAAAAAGACATTTCCGCTTGGATTGAGGCGCAAGGCAAATGGACGGGTAGCGAGCGCGCGAAGCCGCCGGCGGATCAGCGCTGCGAGAACGCGGGTATCCGGGTGGAAGGCACCGATGAGCACGCGGCGATTTACGAAGTGGCCGCGATGCTGGATTTCGAGGACCAACCAAAGGGCGAGAAATCGGTGAAGCAGCTCGGGCTGATTTACTACGCCGGGGAGCAGGATATCGTCGGCATCATCAAGGCCCCGTGGTGGGGCGGCAAGCGCCCGATTCTCTCTGCGCCCATCGAGCGCATCAAGGGTTCCTTCCGTGGGGTGTCGAAAATCGAGCCGGTCAAGTTCATGCAGTGGCAGCTCGTGGACTTCTGGAATATGGGGCAGGATTCGGGCATGTACTCGATGCTGCCGATCGTGATGACCGATCCGCTGTCGAATCCCAACTATGCCTCCATGGTATACGGATTAGCGGCCGTGTGGGCGGTGGACCCAACCAAGACCAAGTTCGCGGAATTCCCGCAGTTGTGGAAAGACGCGGCCAACATCTGCGACAACATGAAGCGCCAGATTTGGGAGTCGATGGATGTAAACGAAATGATGATGGGCCGCATGCCGCCGGGGCGCAAGAACAACGCCATGATCGGCAGCGTGCAGCAGGAGCAGATGACCAACATCATGGACCACGCCGAGCGCTACGAAGGCGAGATGCTTGACCCGCTGGTGGAGCGGCTTTTCGAGTATGACCGACAGTTCCGCACAACCTCGTTGACCGTGCTGACGAAAGGAGAGGTCGGGGCAAAGGCTGCCATGATGGAAATCCAGCCACAGCAGTTTGGCGAGCGCTATTACTTCCAGTGGGCGGGCACCAGTGAAGTGATGGGCATGCAGCGCATGCAACAGCAAATCGCGACCATGAACGTGCTGCGCGGCGTGCCGCCGCAGCAATTGAACGGCCGCAAGCTCGACATTTCGCCGATTATCGAAAAACTGGTCGAAAACGTGTTCGGGCCAGAATTGACGCCGCGCATCCTGATCGACGAACGCAACAAGTTCACGATCCCCCCGGAGGTCGAAAACGAGATCATGCATAACGGAATTCCGGTCGAAGTGCACGAGGCCGATGAAGATGTGGCACACATCCAGTCGCATCAGTCCGCGGCGCGGATGACTCAGGACCCCGGCGGCCGCATGCGCGCCCACTTGGCGAAACACGTGATGGCCATGAAGATCAAGCAGGAAATGGCGATGGGGCAGCAGCAGCCGGCCCCCGGAGTGCCCGGAGCGCCCGGCCCATCGGCCGGCGGCGCGGCTCAACCGGGCATGGCTGGAACGCCAAGGCCCGGCGCAATGCCGGCTCCGGGCCGTCCGGTGCAACAGCCGGCTGGCGCAGTCCACGCTGACACCATGGTTGATGCGGCCGTAGGGGGGCGCGGATAGTGAGAAGCGCCTTGAGCCCGTGCATGGGCGTGCCGGTATTCTATGACGATGGCCTGCGTCATGTTTTCGCGCATACCTGCGGGGTTGGCCGGTGGAAAAAGATCGTCGTGGGAGCCGCTTGGGCCAAAATACTGCCGCGTTTTCAGGCTGCGATTCTTGCCCACGAAGTCGGGCATGTGCGGTTGAAGCACCACGAAGCGCGCTTCCTGCGCTTCTGGATGCTATTATGGCCACCAAGCGCGTCCAAATTCTACAGGGAGCAGGAGCACGAGGCTGATTTATTCGCGGCGAAGATGGGATACCGGCAGGCGTTGATCGAGTTGTATCAGAAGATGGATGGATTTCTCGATCTGTACCCGGATCCTGAGAATGAGGAACACCGGATAATTCGGCGAGTGCAGCGGTTTTATAACCCCGAACTGAAAGAGCGCATTGCGCGGTTGCAAAAAGGAGATTGATTATGGACGGGATGAAACCATTCAGGCCGGCAGGCGACACCTTCATGGTGCTCGGTTCAACGCCCGCGACGGGCTACGTGACTCGCGCGGGAGGCCCGGCGGCAGGCGAGGTAACCTACCGTATCCACAATCCGGGGGCCGTGGATGCGTGGGTGGGATACGGCATGACTTCTGCCGCCGCGCTTGCAAACGCCGTCATTCCTGCGGTCGGATCACCACAACCGTCACTGCCGATTCCCAACGGAACCGTGAAGGTTTTTACCCTCTCCCCGCTGCTTTTTTTCTGCGCGGTTGTCGCTTCAGGAAAGGCCGAACTCACGGTGACTCCGGGAGATGGTTTTGACTGATGACTTGACATCCTGTTTTTTTGGACATAAAGTGAAGTGAGTGCTCGCATTTTTTGGTAGTCGTGAACAGGAGAGAACCATGCTTCCACTGTCATTTCTGATCCGGTTTTTCGTGGCGCTCATGTGCTCTTTCCTGCGCCTTGCCATCACCAGCGTCAAGACCACAACGCCCCCCGGCTCAATCGAAGTCTTGGGCGCGATGCCCACGCAGGCGGGTCTGGTCGGCGCTGTTACGGACCTCATCAATAACGCGGCTCCAGCGTTCGGAAACGCCGATCAGGTTCCTTTATCCGGAGTTACAAACACTTGGTCCGCGGCGGCCATGGTCGGAGGCATCATACGCCGCTACGGCGCGCAGTCATCCGCCGACTTGACCGATACCGCGACCAACATCGTCAATTCGATTCCGGGGGCGAAGGTCAATCAGACGTTTCCCTTGTGGGTGGCCAACATGGGGCTTGGCACCGCCACCCCGGCTGGCGGCACGGGCGTTACCTTGGTCGGCACGACCACCATTTCGATGCAATGCGCCAAACTGTACCTTGGCCGTGTAACCGGGAGTGCTGCGGTGAGTCTGACCGCTTGCTTCCAATTCGGCGGCGCTGGCCCCGGCGGAATAGCGTTATCCTGAAATGCTGAATCGAGTCGAAGAACAAAAGCCCGCGGTAAAGCTGGCGATCTGCATTCCGTCGAACGGAATGTGGCACGCGGACTTCGGCATGTCGCTCTGTCAAATGCTGGTCTACATCTCTGGCACGCTGTTCGAGACCGGGCAGGACCGGCAATGCATCGTACTCGATAAGCGCACTTCCATGCTGCCGCGCTCTCGGCAGGAATGCCTTGAAGATTCCTTGCTTCAGTCCTGCACGCATGCGCTTTTTCTCGATTCCGATCAGGCGTTCCCGATTGACACGGCGCACCGGCTGCTTGCGTGGAAAAAGCCGGTGGTTGCCTGTAACATCGCGGTCAAGACCAACCCCTCATTCCCGACTGCGCGTGCGAGGGGCGCGACGTGCTTTGGCGTGCCGATCACTTCCGAAGCTCCCAAAATGGGATTGGAGAAAGTCTGGCGCATCGGTTGCGGCGTCATGCTGATCGACCTGTCGGCGCTCGCCGGGATTCCAAAACCGTGGTTCGAGATTTGCTACTCCGCCAAGAACAACCAGTTCATCGGCGAGGACTGGTATTTCATCGGCAAGCTCGAAGCCGCTGGGCATGAGGTGTACGTCGATCATGGCCTGTCGCGTGAAATCGGGCACATCGGGCAATTCAATTTCACGCACGTCAATATTCCGCAGTTGTCGGATGAAGATATGGCGGCCTGAGGGAAGAAAATCATGAAGAACATTCTCGCGTTCATTCCATCCTTCGTGCGTCCGGCCATCGTTTTTCCGATTCCCTTGGGCTTGACGCCCGACAAGACGGCGAATTTGGGGCTGCCCGGCCTGATGCAAAACGTGAACAAGTACGCGCAAACGATGAGTTCGACCGCAACCGGCGCATCGTCGGTCACGTTGTCGGCTGCAAACATCGTCGGCGGCGTTGCACAACTGAACGCCGGGGCGACCGGCGCTTTCACCATCGACACGCCCACCGCGAGCGCGATCACGGCGGAATTGGGCGACACCGTTCCGATGGGCGGCAGGTTCCAGAAGATCATTCATTTCGTCAACAACAATGTCGGCCAGACAGGAACGCTGACCGGAGCGGCGGGCGTGACCGTCGTCGGGACCGCGACGATTGCCACCGATACCAAGCGCTCATTCGTGATGCGCGTGATGAATTCGGCGGCGGTTAGCTTTACCAACATCGGGAGTTTGAGCCTGTGAAAACGCTGCTTGCGTGGCTGCTCGGTTTTTTCTGCCTCACCGTTCCCGGAGATGATCCGCCGGGCGATGAGCCTCCGCCTGACGATCCGCCGGGCGATGACCCGCCCGGAGATGAACCCCCTCCCGACGACGATTTGAGTCTGGACGGTGCCGGCGACGAAACGCCGCCCGGAGATGACGATGACGATCCGGCTGCCACCGCCGCAGAACAGGCGAAGGCTCTCAAAGAGGAAAATGCGCGCCTGCAAGCCGATCTCGCCGCCGCCCGCCGGCCCCCGCCCGGAGCGCCTACCCCCACCGAGGAGCAGCGCGTCCACCAGCAGGAAGAAGAGCGGCTGCGCGATCCAAAGACCACGGAACTTGAGCGCTGGCAGATCAACTCGAACCGCACGCTGCGCGCCAACAAGCATGCGTCCAATATGGCGCTGTTTCAAGCGCATGATGTCGCCGACCGAACGGCGTTCAATCAATTGGCGATTACCAAGCCCGCGATCCACAAGCGGTACGCCGAACGGGTCGAAGCCGAAATCGTCCGAATGCGCGCGAGCGGCCAAAATGCGCCGCGCGAAGCGGTGTTGCGCTATCTGATTGGCAACGATGCGCTGGACGGAAAGCTCTCGGCCAAGAAAACTCCGAAACCCGCTGCGGAGCAAAGCACGATTGACCGCGGACGCTCGCCCGGCGCCCGCTCGGATGTGGCTTCACGTGGGCGTCTTACCGAAGCACAGAAGCGCGAAAAGCGCCTTGATGGCATGCAAATCTGAACGGAGCAAAATCATGAAACCACTGAAAAATAGATTCCTCACCGTTGCGGCCGGCCTGATTGGCGGTTTTGTGTGTCTCGGCGTGACGAACCAATCGGCGACGTTCTCGGCGGATATCGAGAATTTCATCGCCGACAAGGTGCTGCCGCTCGCGCAGCGCCAACTGGTCGCCTACCAGTTCGGTGATCCTCTCAGCCTTGATGCGCACCGCGGCACGACCTACACCGCGAGCCGCTACGAGCGCCTGCCGCTGCCGTACGCCGCGTTGCAGGAAGGCATCGCGCCTCCCGGCGAAGCGATGAGTGTCGCGCAGATTTCGGCCACCGCCCAGCAATGGGGCGACCGCGTGGTGATTACGGACGTGGCGAACCTCACGATCAAGCACCCGCTGTTCAAGCAGGCGACGAACCTTGTGGCGATGCAGCTTCCCGAGACTCTGGAGCGCAACACCTTCAATACGCTGGTTGCGGCCACTCAGGTCAATTATGCGAACGGACGCGCGAACCGCGCTGCGCTGGTCGCAACGGACGTTCTCTCTCCGCACGAAATCAACCGGCTCGTGGGTTCGCTGGAAGATTACGGCGCGCCCGCCTTCAATGGCGACGAGCGCGAGGACATGATGAAGGACGCGGGCGCGTACAGGAAATCCAAGACCGCCAGCGCCATGCCGCATTACGTCGCGCTGATCCACCCGTTCCCGGTGCAGGACATGCGGGAGAACGCGACGGTGGTTGCCGCGTGGACGCACAACGACGTTGACCGTCTATACAACAGCGAGTTGGGCGAATGGGGTGGGGTGCGCTTCTGCAAGTCGAACATGGTTCCCTACTGGCTCGGCGTTGCAGATCCGGCGACCAACACAGCTTCGACCGCCGGGGGGTCCCTGACGGCCGGAACCTACTACATCCAGATCACCGGCATGCCGGCGCAGACCTCGGTCGAGCGCCGCATCTATCAGGTGTCCGGCGCGATCACCACGACCGGCTCGACAAGCTCGATCTCGGTGGTGCTGCCGACCTTGGCGAACTACCTGTTCAACGTCTACATCGGCACGACCACAAGCCCGACGAACCTTGGCCTCACGGCCTCCGGTCCTGCGACAGGCTCGTTTGCCGGACAGGCGACTCAGCTTGCGTCAGGTGCCACCGTCGTCATTACCGGCACGGGAGTCGCGCAAACTCCGCCTGCGGCACCGGCAACCGGCGTCTACGTGTTTCCGACCATCGTGATCGGCAAGAACGCCTACGGGCAAGTGCTGCTGGAAAACAAGCAGTTCTACTACCTGAAGGACGCCGACAAGTCGGACCCGCTGAATCAGACGCGGGTGGTCGGGTGGAAGGTGTTCTACGGGAGTATTATCGAAAATCAGAATTTTCTGGTCCGCATCGAATCGTCCAGTGCGTTCACCCCCGGCTACTCCGTAAACGCCTGATAAGGAGCCTTGATGGCTGGTTTTCAAAAGAAGGAGATCACTCCTGAGAGCGAGCTTGAGGAACTGCGTGCGCAGGTCGCGCAGTTAAACCAAAAGCTCGCTGAACGCGACGAACAACTCGACGTGGCTGTCGAAGCCGCGCGCCTCTCGGCTGAAGGCCAAGGCGTGCCCTTCATGCAGAACACGATGGCAGAAGTCCCGACTGGCCGGCGGGTGTCAATCGAGCGCGCGAAAAACCCGTGGGTGAGGGACGCGAAGAAGCTGGAATTCGAGACGCTCGAAGTTCCTACCTACTACTACAAGATCGACCTTCCGGCCTCCGGTGGCGTTGACCTGAAGATCAACGGCGAGTCCAAGTATCACGGGCAGACCTACGAATTCACCATGGACGAGCTGCGTACCGTCAAGGACATGGTTGCTCGCGCATGGGGGCACGAAGCCACCATCAAAGGCTCCAACGAAAACGTATTTCGCCGGCCGCAGAACCGGGTATTGAGCGGGAAGGTTATGCACTGATGGACGACGAAAAGAAACCGCTGGATACTGGCGCGCGCCCGATCATCGGCAACTTCAACCTCGCCGCCCAACTGCCTAACAACCGCTCGATTGCGGTTGCCGGATACTTCTACGAGGGCGAGGCGCTTACCTCGATCAACGAGCGGCTCGACTTGTGTCAGGAAGCGATCGAACGCCAGCGCCTGCGCTGTGAAATCCCTGAACTCGAAGCGGCGCGCGAGCAGCGCATCACGGCGCTTCGCCAGATGAAGGAAGTCATGGATGATCTCGCTGGCAAGCAGCAGTCCGGCAAGATTTCCAGTCAGGAGCGCATGACGCTGAAGAACATGCAGGTCAACCTCAAGAAGGTTTCTGAGGACATCGACAAGGGCGAGGTGGCGATCCGGGACGCGAAGTTGAAGGCAGGGGTTGCATAGGTGTGCTCACCGCTGCCCAAATTGTCACCAAGGCGTGTGCGATCGCAAAAGCACCGGGCTTCACTGCGCAGGGGGGTCAGGATCTTAACCTTGTCCTGAACGATCTGGTCCTGCACAGGGACCTCAAGATCAACAGGTATTCCGGCAGCATCAGCGTCACTTCCGGCTCCACCGGCCCGTTCAATCTCCCTGCCGATTATCTTCGCACCTACGATCTTTTCTACGATATCGACGGGCAGCGCTATTTCCTGCGCCCGGTTTCTACCGAGCAGATGGACGCGGAGTTTCATAGCGCAGGGGTTGCGAATTACCCGTACGAATATCAGACCGATCTGCAACCGCAGGCCGCCACCCCTGACACGGGCATAGCGCTCATCTACATCTACCCGCAGACGAACAGCGCGCTCACCCTCACGCACCGCTACATGATCCGCAGGGCGGACATTTCTTCGCCTTCATCGTCAAGCAGCATACCGTGGTTTCCAGATCAGGATTATCTGATCCACGCAACCGCCGTGCGGCTGATGAAGTTGACGGATGATGCGCGCTACGACAAATACAATACGGACGCCGAGAATATGCTGAGAACGCATCTGATTATGGAGGGCGACGAACAGCAGGTAGTGAAGGAGGTGCGTCTCGACCCGCGGCGCTTCCGCGTCCACGGACGCCTGCGAGCGACCAAAGTGCAGGGCTATTGAGACGGGGTTATGAATGCCTATCGCGCAGCCCCAATATCCTATTCGTTTCACACCGAAAGGACTTGTTGATTCGCTTGATGCGACCGACAAGTTTCCCGGCGCGTGTCTTGCGCTCACCAATCTAGTATTCGATCAGTCGAATCCTGAACTGATGGTATCGCGGCCCGGCGCCGCGTCCATCACATCATTTTCCGGCATCACGACGCCCGGCGTAGTTTCGGTACAGATCACGGTAGGAACCCGCACCTACGGGATGATTTCGAGCGCGCGGAACGCGGGCAAGGACGAGCCGTTTTCCTACAATAACGATACCAATACGTTCGATACGGTGTCGGGAATCACGAACGCCAATTCGCCCACGACGCAACCGACGACCGGGGCATGGACGCCGCCGACGATGGCGGTCATCGGCACGCAGATCATCGTGACGCATCCCGGTTTTCCGGGCGGCGCAACCAAGTTCGGATACTTCGATATTTCGACGGTAGGTTCGCCGACATGGGATGCGGGGGATACGGCGACCAATGCGCTGCCCTCAACCCCGACTGCGGTGGCAAACTTCGCCAACCGCGCCTATTATGCCTGCGGACAATACCTCGTCTATTCTGATGTGCTGGTTCCGCGCACGGTCACGAACGCAACGCAGGCGCTGACCATAGGCGACACCAATACGATCAGCGCGTTGCAGGGCTTGCCGGTGCAGACAAGCTCCAGCGGCGTGTTTCAGGCGTTGATGGTATTCAAGGCGTTTCAGGTCTGGCAAGTGACCGGGGACTCGGCGACCTCCAATCTTTTGATAAACTTCCTGTCCCTGACGGTCGGCACTTCGTCGCCTCGCTCGATCGCGCTTTCCCCGCGGGGGCTATACTTCGCGTCGATCGCCGGCCCCTACTTCATAGGCCAGCTTGGCAATGTCGAGGCGGTGACGAACTCAGGACAGGTAACGGACCCGGATATCGTCTCGCCATTCCAGAACGCGGTCACGCCTTCGCGCATCGCGGGCGGATACTCGAACGGCATTTACCGTGTCTGCATGGAAACGATCATCCGGGGCACGCAGGCGAAAAACGATTACTGGTTCGATGAGCGCCGCCGCCGCTGGACGGGGCCGCACAGCTTTTCCTACGATTGCGCCTCACAGTACAGCAATTACTTCATCCTGTGCTCGAATGACGCCTCGGGAAAACTGTTCAAAAGTCAGGTGATACCGGATGCCGGGAGCGCCTACACCGACAACGGCGTTGCTACTTCGGCGATTCTGCAATCATCCACCTTTCCGAAAACGGGGCGCATGACTGAAAAGCAGGTGATCGAGTCAACGATAGAACTCGCTGCGGCCGGGCAGACGACCTCCTACCAGATCGAGGCGCAGGACGAGCGGGAAACTGCGCTGGACACGGTGAGCGTTTCCGTGGGCGGGGGCGGTGGTCTGTGGGGTTCCTTCGTGTGGGGGGATGGCACGCTATGGTCGCGCTCAACCAATCGGCCCGGCGTCTACAATGTCCCGTGGTCGTTGCCGCTTGTGTTCAAGAAAGTGGCTTTGAAGATCACGGCTTCCTCGACCACCGCGCTTGCCATCGGGACGTTTTTTGCGAGATATCAGGACACGGGTTACACGAACAAGGAGCCGGCATGAAGGCGCTCGGCTATTTCCTGCGACTCCCGACGATCATCTCGGCTCTGCCGGATGCGATCACGAACGGCACGACGGCGGACGCCTCCGAAGTCACGGCGAACTTCAACCATATCGTAGCCCAGGTCAACGCCAACGCGGCGCAATTGTCTCTGACTCCGCAGCTTGCGAGTGCCAACACCTTCACCGCCAGACAATCGGGTGTCTCGGCCACGCTACCCGCCAACTTCCCGATTGCAACTCAGGTGCAGGATTGGGCGTTCAATACGCTCACTTCCACGCTCGGGACGAACACGATCACGGCACGCTGCGCCACGCTGACGATAGGTGCTCTGGCAAACGGACAGGTCTTTACTTTCGTGCCCTCGCAGACGAATACCGGACCCGTGACGCTCAACCCGGACGGCGTGGGGGCGGCTGCGATCTTCCTTGGCGGCACCAATGTCACTTCCGGGCAGATCGTAAAAGACCTGCCGATAGCCGTTCGCTACCAGAGTCCAAGGTTCCACGTCGTCGGGGGCGAGGCCGTGGATGCGATCAAGGAAAGCCTGATTGACGCGGCTGGCGATCTGATTATTGGGACTGCCGCCAACACGGCGGCGCGGCTTGCAATCGGGGCTGCTTACCGGCGGCTTGCGGTTAACGCCGGGGCAACGGCCCCCGAATGGGTGGCTGATACGCAGAATACCGTCATTCAAGCCGCCGGAGATTTGCTCTACGGAACGATGTCGAGCACCATCGCGAGACTTGGCATAGGGACGGCGCTGCAACTACTGCGCGTCAATGCCGGAGCCACCGCGCCGGAATGGTCGGATCAAGACCCCTCGAAAGTCCAGTTGCAGAATTCGGCGTACCTGAGCCTCACTTCGACTTTGGGCACCAACACGATTACCGCGCGCTGTGCGGCCCTTACCATCGGTTCCCTGACGAATGGCCAGATTTTCACCTTCGTTCCATCGCAAACGAACACAGGGCCGGTCACGTTGAACCCGGACGGCGCGGGCGCTGCCGCCATATTTTTTGGTGGCACAAACGTCACGTCGGGGCAGATCGTGAGGGACGTGCCGCTGGCGGTTCGATATGAGTCGCCGCGATTCCATGTCATCGGGGGTGCTGATGATCTCATCTATTCGACCGCTCATACGTGGACAAAAGCGCAGCGCGGCGCGTACGTTGCCCTGACCAGCAGCGGCGCATCCATCGCGGTTGATTTGAGCCTCGCCAACAATTTCAACCACACGATGACGGAAAATACCACGCTCGCGGCGCCTACCAATGCGGTGGCCGGACAAGCGGGCGTGATCGAGATTACCCAACATGCGAGCGCGGCAAAGACACTTGCCTACAACGCTTTCTGGAAGTGGGATTCAGGAACTTCGGTTGCTATCTCAGCTACGGTAGGCTCCGTGAACGTGCTTTGCTACGTTGTGGGTTCGACTGGCGCATTCGCTACCTGCACTATGCAAACGGCGGTCGCATGATGCCGATAGGGAACATGCCTCCGCTCGGAGTGAAGAAAATATACACCGGGTGGAATCCGCTGGACAAAGGGGCTGCCGTAACTCTGAGTAATGGTAATCTGACTGCGACAATAAGCAATGTCGGGATCGTGCGGAGTGCAATTGGTAAATCATCTGGAAAATGGTATTGGGAAATCACCATGACCAGCGCCTTAAACTCGGCCCCCGGAATTGCTGATAGCTCCGCTGGATTGGATACTCGCCCAGGTTTCGATACACATATGTACGCTTATCAGTTAAGGTACAACGGAATAGATGGCGCTAAAATTTACAACAGTAGCGCCAGTGTTTTCGGGTTAGAGTTTTTGGCTGGAGATATTCTCGGTGTTAAATTGGATGCAACCGCTGGAACTGTCGAATTTCTGAAAAACGATTCTAGCCAAGGAACCATGACGCTAACGGGTCTGACCGCTCCATATTATGCGATGGACGGTTGCATAAACGCGGCCGCGTCACTTTCAACGGCAAACTTCGGCCTCACGGCTTTTTCCTACGCCGTGCCAAATGGATATAACGCAGGACTCTACACGCGAATCGGCTAGGAATAATCATGCGTAATTTCCTCCATCCCGCGACGATTATATCTTCTCTGCCCAATACGCTGGCGAACGGTCAGGTAGCGGATGCAACGCCGCTCATGTCGGACCTGAATCATATCGTAGATCAGGTGAACGCGAATGCGGCGCAACTCTCACTCACCCCGCAACTCGCCGCGGCGAACACGTTTACCGCAGTGCAGGCCGGGATCGCTGCAACGGCAGCGACACACTTCCCGATTGCGTCCCAAATTCAGAACGACGTATTCCGCACACTGACATCGACGCTTGGTACGAACACCATCACGGCACGCAATGCGACGCTGACACTGAGCGCACTCGCTAACGGCCAGATTTTCAGCTTCGTCCCGAGCCAGACCAATACCGGGCCAGTGACGCTAAATCCTGACGGGGTTGGCGCAACGACGATATTTCTCGGCGGAACGAACGTAATCTCCGGCCAGATCGTCAAAGATGTTCCGCTCGCGGTCAGGTACGAAAGCCCCAACTTCCATGCGATTGCGGCAGGCAATCCGGCCACCCTCGGGGCCAATACGTTTTCTGGACCACAGACTTTCAACGCCGCGATTACCTACGGCGGCGTAACCCTATCGAACGCAGTAACAGGCACCGG